ACGGGTGAGAATGCGCAGACCGAGCCGAGATTGATGATGTTCCCGGCGTACGTCGCTGCCGCCGGCGTGTACTCAATGCTCGCGCCTTCGTGTAGGTATCGTGATATATTCGCCATGTCATTTCTCCTTGCCTATCGAAGGCGGTTTTTTACGCACCAGCCAACTTGACACCGGCACGCCATTCCGCCGAACCGACGCCGAAGTCCCAGTAGCAACGCCAGGTCATTCCGAGCGTGTCGGCCTGTGACTCCAGGCCGAAGTATTCGACGGTTGGGGTTTGCTGCCCGTTGAGGTACGCAATCTCGTAGCACGGGTACTGTGCCGGATTGGCGAACATGTACCAGTAGGCCGTCGAGTAGCCGGTGATCGTGGCAACTTCCAGCCACGGGCTACACAGGGGAGCGCCGCCGAACCTGCCGGCGTAGGGGTTGACAGAACTGGTAAGAGTTCTTGCAGCCACGCCGGTGTAACCGGTGATGATCGTCTGACCACCCGGTGCTAACAGCCTTCGGGCCTCGTCCTCCAGAGTCGGGGGAACAAGGACCAGGGCCGGATCGACCATGATCGGATCGCCGTCCGGGCCAGTCAGCCGGCGGAAGCCAGCCAACGCAACCGCCATGCCACCCGCACCAAAAGCAGACGTTGCCCCGGTGAGGTAATTCAACCGGGCTGCCGTGAAGTGCGTACCACCCGCACCCGTGACCATGATGGCCGTCATCAGGGCTTTTTCCCGCGTCGTGTACGCCTTGCGGGCAAGACCCTGAGCGTTGCGAGCGAATACGCCCAGATCGTCATTGATGACATCCGTGCGGCTGACTCTCAGAACCGCCCCGCGTGTTACGACCTGCCGGGTGTAGCTTTCCTCAGCAAATGCCATGTGCGGCAGTTCGCCAGTGGGCCCTACCTGGACCAGCTCGCCGTTCATCGCCAGGCTGTAGACGGTGTGGCTGTGGAAGTTAGAGTGCGAAGCCACGCCGGCCAGTTTCGGCGCGAGCCATACAGGCTCGGCGGCGACAGCGGCCAGGGCCTTGTTTGCAACGCTGCCGAGAATCCCTGTGAGATCGACGGTCGAAAAACCCGTCGCCTGAATTTCGCGGCCTTGACTCGGGCAAGCCCAGTCGAGCACTTCTCGCCAGTTGCCAGTTGTGACCTTCGCTCGGCCGGTGTAGCCGTTCGCCTGAGCTGCGTTAATCATCAGCTCTTGCAGGCCGTATGACCGGCCATACTTTTTTTCGGCCGTTGCCACAACCTGCTCGCCATGCGAGTGAACGAGGCTTTCGCCACCGTAGCCGACGGAGGTGAGGATTGCGGCTTCCAGCACAGCCTGCGAGGGGGGTGGTGTAGGTGGCTTTACCCCGATTTGTGGCTTGGGCCTTGTCGCCCGCAGGCAGGCGATATCGACATCTTTGACAGGCCATTTTTCCTCGACGGACTGCGCCTCGATCAGTTCCAGCGCGTCAAGGTCAACGCCGGGGGTGCTGGCCGCTTCCTCAATGCTGGCACGAATGAGCCGTACTCGTTCCCGTTCGGCCTTCGCTGACGCGATAACGCTATCCACGTCGCGGTTGACTTTCTGCGCCTTCGCCTTGACTACCGGCGCGGCAACTTCCTCGTCTGCTTCGATGTTCGTGATTTCTTTCGCCATGTCTGGCTCCTTGTCGTTCTGGGCCTTTGCGGCCACGGTGATCGACGTGTCCGCATCAGCGCCCACGTCAACGAATGAGATTTCTCTGAGGGTTGCAGACCTGACGACGTTGACAGGCCCGGTGAATTCCCGCCCGTTTACCTGGACGGTTTGGTTTTGCTTGACGAATTCAAATTGATTGACGGAGGCCCCGATGCTTGCCTGCCATGGAAAGCCGTTGGCGGCGTCGGCGACGAGCTCGCGGGCCGACTCCCCGGTACATGAGATGACGCCGGTTGCGACTAGCTTGCCGTTCTCGATTGCGATCCGCTCGGAATGGCCGACACGTTGTTCGTGGCCGGAGCGAATGGAGATCTTCTGCTTGGCAATCGAGATGCCCCCGAGATCCACCACGACGCCGTTACGCCAGCCGCCAAGGCTCATCTCCCCGCCGGTGTAGGCGACCATCGAGAAACGCGGCAGACGAGTTTTTCCGCCGCCTGGCGTTTCAGCACCAGCGGCCTCGATCTCCAGCAGGGCAGTCAATTCGACGCTGTCGGGTTCTTCACCTTCGCCGTCTTTGCCGGAGGCCGTAACTCTCTGTTCGGCCTTGACCTGCGATTCGCAGATGGCCACCCGCTGAGCGTTGTCGGGGAACTCCTCGATCAAAGCGGGGTCGGACATGCAACGGTCGATGAACTGTTCGCGTGTTTCGTTATCATTCTTCGTCGGTAGAGGCATCGCCTTCCTCCTCGTCGTTAGGTTTGGGTTGTTCGTCAGGGTTGGACGGCTCGGGTGCGGCAGGTGGAGGTGCTGTCAGACCAAGCTCCTTCGCCAATGCGACCTCTCTCGCTCGCTGGCGAAGCTCTTTCTCCCAGTCCTTGCCCTGCCTGGCGTACTCGGCAGCAAGCGTGGTCGTATTCGAGGCGAGTTTTTGAGTTTGCGCGTTAGCTTCTTTGGCGGGGTCTACGTGTTCGTGGCCGTCCCAAATCCACTGATGCGTAATGTCATCGCCGAGAACGTCCAGACCTAAAACCTTGACGGCCTCGGCAAGCCATGCGGCCAGGATTCGATCGAGAACGACCTGCTCGCATTGCGACTGCTCGACTCGAATGGCCTTGAAATATGTTTGGTGGTCCAGTCGCCCCGATGCGTAGTTATAGCCAGATGAATCACCTAGCGCGACGTTCTTCGGCATAGACCATTGCCGAGCAGCCTCAGCGATCGAAGCATGGTAATATTCGGTGTAGGTCGTTGTCGGCTGCTCGGCTTTGATTTGATATGGTTCCCACCCCTCGGGCAGGAATACCGCCATGTTCGGGACCATTTCCATCTCGGTCATCGAATCCACGTCGCGCGCTTCGCCGCCGGATGGCATGGTCGTCTTGATTGCCAGCGAGAGGTTTGCCGCCGCCCTGGCCGCGTCCAGAGTTGCCTGGCGATACTGCCTGAGCTGTCCGAACATATTGATCGCCGGGGTCATCTCAGATACGCCACGGGATTGGCCTGGCCGGTCAGCTCGAAACCAGTGAAGCATCGAGGAGGCGGGTACGCGGTCATACGCGAATGACACCCCGCCGATCATGTCGCCGGGGTGCGACTTCATGACGTGGTAAGCTGAGGGATTGCCGAACGTGTCAAACTCTATGCCATCGGTGGCCGAAGCCAACGGGGGCATCGGCGTTGCGATCTGGTCGGCCTCGATAAGCCGAACGTCCAGCTTGACGGGCGAGTCCAGATTGTCGTTGCTGAACAGCAGAGCGAACGCCTCGCCGTCCTGCGCCTTGGCAATCCGCATCGTGCGCAGCTTTTCTGCGAGCCTTATTTTCGACGACCACGCAGCAAACTCAGTTTCGATTACGGCGTTAGCAGTCTCCATGTCGGTGAGCATCTGGAGATGGGGGCCTGTGCCGATCACGTCGTTGGCCAGGGTTAAGACAATGCCCTGTGCGTAACAGCCATTGGCCACCTCGTATCGGGCTCGGTTGCGGAGGATCTGACGTACTGAGGGGTTTGCGGCCGCATCGGCGGATAACTGGTCGGCGTTTACCCAGTGCTTGCGGTCGTTGGCCGTGGTTTGGGCGCCGTCGTACTTGGCCATGAAAACTTGCTTGCGCCGCTTTTTACCTTTGAATGGCCAGGCCATGTCAGATCGTCCCCGGCGGTACAATTCGTTGGAAAACAAGGCCAAGTGCGGGGTTCGTGCGGGAGGTTTTCGCGGCCAGGTACTTGTCAACTTCGATCTGGTCTTTGAGGTTGTGCTGCGAAGTCGATACCCCGTCCGCCGATGCTGATGCCGGGCCCTCGGCGTTCGTCTCGATAACCGTATGCAGATCAGTCATAAGCAATCCCCAATAAAAAAAGGGCCTCGTGGTCGTGGTCCACGAAGCCCTAACCGCTGCTTTGCACAAACTCAGGGATCAGCTGGGTGCGGATATGATTCTCAGGGGTCAGAAGGTGAGGATTCTACAGAAAACCGTCAAATGTCTACCGCTAGACATAGGAGAGGGGGATTGGCGTGTATTATGGGCGCAATAATCGTGATTTATCGTGATTTATCGCGCAGCGGTGATCATCATCTCACCGCCCTTCTTTCGCCGCCTGTGCAAACAACTCTCTCGCCTTCGGCATTGCGGTGCGCGGTATGCCGTACATCGTCACGCCGAACCCGTCCAGGTAGTCGTTGCCTTTGCGGCGGAACAGGCCGTCGAAGACGTTGTCCAGCCGCTTCAGGGCCTTATTGATCTTCCCTCTGCCCTTCGGGCTGCAATCGTCCAGCAGGCCCTCGGCCAACTCCATAATCGACAGGCCGTTCGGCTCGACAGGTAGGTTTTCAAGCACTTCCAACTCAAACTTAGTCAGGGTTTCCACCGTCGAACTCCTTTTCGTATGTGGTAACGCGATGATGACAGTTGCGGCATTCGCGCCGGCGAATGATTATCGCACTCACCCCGCGGCGCGTGTACATGACGTAAAAATGACGACACCCGCAAGAACGACAGACGAGCCCCCCCTCTGGCATGCCGACAGGCGGCCACGAAGGCTTTTCATTTTCATTGCCCTTGCCGGTTGTGTCGTCCTTGGCCATGAGACTCCCTTCTCAGTCAAACATCCTAACTGGCTCCAACTGACCCCAACTGGTCCTAACTGGCTCAAACTGACCCTATCGCCTTCTGAAATCTTCCTGCGTCAGCTTTCGCTTTCGCGGCTTCACCTGTACCGTCTCGCCCGCAACCTTCACGCCGACCATGCTTGCCGCCGCCGCACAGCCGACAAGGCAGTCAAACC